TTAATCGGGGCGAATTACAAATTTTTGCTGGTGGATCAGGATCGGGTAAAAGTTTGTTCATGCAAAACTTGGGATGCAACTGGACATTGTCTGGATTAACTGGAGCTTACATCACACTGGAACTCAGTGAAGACCTGTGTGCTATGCGTATTGATAGCATGATTACTGGGTTGCCTACTCGAGAGATATTCAAAGATCTGGACGATGTAGAGATGAAGGTCAGGATCGTTGGTAAGAAAAGCGGTGATTTTTATATCAAGTATCTGCCAGCACAAAGCACAGTAAATGACATACGCAGCTATGTAAAAGAACTACAAATACGCAGCGGCGTAACGATAGATTTTTTGTGCGTGGATTATTTGGATTTGCTCATGCCTGTTAGCGCCAAAGTCAGCCCCAATGACTTGTTTGTTAAGGACAAATATGTCAGTGAGGAGTTGCGAAACCTAGCCAAAGAACTCAATGTATTGTTTGTAACAGCCAGCCAGCTAAACCGCAGTGCAGTTGAAGAAATTGAATTTGACCACAGTCACATCAGCGGCGGTATCAGCAAAATCAACACAGCAGACAATGTGTTTGGTATCTTTACCAGCAGAGCAATGCGTGAGCGTGGTAAATATCAGTTACAGTTAATGAAAACTCGCAACAGCAGCGGTGTTGGACAAAAAGTGGACTTGGACTTTGACGTAAATAGTCTGAGGATTACTGACACCAGTACTGAAGATTCTGATGGTCACAGCGAAATTCCGTCAACGACTAGCATTATGGGTCAGTTAAAAACCACTAGTTCAATCAGAACTCGTGATGCTGCCGGTGATAACCTGGGAAAAATCAATGTTGACGTACAGGGATCCAAATTAAAATCCATGTTAGCACAACTGAAAAAACCCAGTGACTAATATAAATACTCGTAAAGGTATTAATATCTTGAAAAACGGTACTCGCACATTACTTGATGAATTGACAAATGGATTGCCCGAGCACAATCGCAATCTATTGATTGAAAGCCGTGGTAATCATTTGATTACCGGAGCTATAAATCTATTGGCTAGCATTGCTGAAAGCTATGGGCCAGACTTGGCAGAAGACATGGAACGCCGATTACTGAGCAGCATCAAGAATAAAGATCCGCAAAAATTTAGTCGTGCAGCTAGGAGATTGGCATGAGAGTAAATGAGTTTTTAACAGAAGCCGAACGACCAGGGTTGTTATCCAGGTTGGGTTCCAAAATTGCTTCCAAATTTGGAAGCAAGTCTGCTGCTGGTGCACAGGAAACTGACGCGAATTTTCAGAAAGGATGGGCACTTTATCAAAAATGGTTGGGTCAGAGCGGAATGGCCGGCAAACCTGTACCTTTACAAGATATCTATGATACTTGGCAGGTGAATGGGCAACCAGATCCTCGCATGGTTCAAGCAGCAACAGAGTTAGGTCTATCAGCGACTGATGCCGTAGATGAAAAAACAGCCAAAAATCTCATGTACACTTACTCACAGTTGTTTACTAGTGGAAAACCTTTACCGGCTCCACCGCCACCTACACCACCAATAACACCCACTCCTCCGAAAAAGAAAACTCTCAAACCGGTGTTGCATAATTATAGGACTTTGGCGAGTTATATCAAAAAAACTTTAACACCAGCTCAGTCTCAAAGAATTTTAATTGGTCTGGGAGCAATGCGTCCTCCTAAAAAACCACTGAAGTTTAAAGTGGAAGAACAGGATATCATAGATAAAATCAATCATTTGCCAGTAAAACAAAGAGATCTGGTGATCCAAACTCTCACTGACAAGTACATGACTAGTTCTGTACCAGAATCGCTCAAACATGATTTGCAAAACAAATATCACCAATTTATCAACGAGGCATGACCCTATAAAAAACGTTCTGCCGGGCGCAGAAAAAAACACAAATAACCAGTGGTTTTTGGATTCAAATGCTAAATAAATGTAAGCGTAAGCTAAAGGAGATTTTAATATTATGGCACAAGTTACAAGAGTCAATCCTGTAAGCATGACAACCAACTTTGAAAACCTCAGCAAGGACCTGAGCTTTTTCACTGTGGATTACATCAATGCAATCAATGGCAGCGTGGGTCCTGAAGGCGCCCTACAGGCTGTTTACAACACTATTCAGCGTTACTACACCATCGTTGCTGCTGGTCCACTGATCGACACCAACACTCAGCAGACTTTTGCTGTGGAAGGCGCAATCGTGGCCGCTGAAGCAACCACTTTGCAGACTGCCCTGCAGGCTTTGGGCACTGTGGACACTGTTGACCTCAGCAGCTCAACAGTGACCCGCACCAAGCTGGGTATTTTGACTGCTTCTGCTGTTGCTGACGAAACTGCATTCTAACTTTGACCTCAAGTCAAGCAAAGGGACCTTTCTACAAGGTCCCTTTTTTATTTTGTAAATACTCATATGCGTGAACATGGCTTAACTATGCCCAATTATAACTTATCGGGCGATCTTCAATTCATCACAATTTATACATTGTTTGATATTACCAAAACAGGTGTACTCAAAATGTTCAATGCCGACATCCCGGTATTTGTAGATGATGCAGACCAGTTGGTGAGAAATCGCGCAGAGTGGGATCGTAGCAGAAACCAGCAAAGAAACTGGGAAACTGTCATGCAGATCATTGGACTAAGAGCTCAACCCATTATGCTGGAAAACCCACAGAAAATCACTGATTTTTCTTTATCTGGATTGGGTTTTGGCGAATCATACGGTGATTCCCAAACAGTTTGGGTCACAAGTTTTGCCACAGATCATGCTGACGTTTACTCCACCAGCACAGACCCAGTGGGTCTATTAAAAACTGAAAGCACTTTTGTGCCCATGATCATGGGTCTGAAGGAATCAGCCAACATCACAAAATCCTGCATTATAGCTCAGGGTAGTGACGCCAACACAGTATTTGTAATAAATAATACATTGCCCACACAGTATGTAAAATAAAGGAGCACCATGAGCACTACTGAAATTGAAAAAACCAATTTGGAAGCACATGCTGAGTTATGCGCTGAAAGATATATTAATCTTCAAGATAAGTTGGAAAACCTGGATACTCGGATGGATACCATTGAATGTAACATCAACGAGATCAAGACTTTAGTAAGTGAGATGAAGGATCAACGAAATAAACAATTAATTGGATGGGGAGTGGGCATAATCGGCACTTTGATTGGTGCAGTGAGCTTTTTGGTTTACAATTTAATCAAGCTCAAGTCATAAAAACCAATAGAGCGTGCTAAATACTAGAACAGGAAATATTTAAAATGAAACTAGACGATCTTCAGATGCCCAAAACAGCAGAAGTGATGGCCAATTTGTTAAAAAAGCATCACGGTATTCAGATCCCGGTGGACAAAATCACCGGTGCTCAAGCTGGCGTTATGCTGGAAAATGTTCAGAAAAAACTAAATCAATTTCGTAATACTCACGAAAGTCATGTGGCAGAAAAGAACAGTAACTATCTAGCATTGCTCATGGTGGAACAAACTTTGAAAACTGTGATCAAAGAAGATCAAGAACAAGAAACCCCAGGTAGCGTAATCAAGAAAGCTGCAATGTCAGCTTTGAAAAACGCTGGTTCAAAGATTCGTCGTTCAATTCCAGGACAAAGTTATGGAACACATCACCTTTCTGCTGCTGATGTTATGGATAGGTTCAAGACAGCTCGAGAAAAAGACCGTGGAAATCAGGTTGTATCAGGAACTAGATCAGTTGACGCATTGCATGCTATGGCCAACGCCAGCGATGTTGATCCTAGAACCATACAAAACATAGTAAAATCAGCCAATCGTAATCCCAAAAGCATTAATCCTCAGGATGCTGAGCTGTTATTGAAGATTGTAACCAAAACTCTACAGCAGAAACAACTTTCAGAATCCGTGGATCTCATGGAAAGTTCAGTGGGCGAAGCTGAAGTGGTTCTGGCTGCCAAAGACATGGTGGATCGAGTACAGGATATGGTGGAAACACTGGGCAAAATGGTAAATGAAGAATTGCCTGCTCTGAGTGAAACAATCCGCGACACTATGACTCCAGAACAAGCTGACGCATTTGTGACCAGCGCCACTGATGCCATCAATGCAGCATTGGAAAATATCCGCGAAACTAAAAATTTATTGGATTCAGCAACACAATCCCTTGCTGGTGAAGAACCACTGGAAACAGAACCAACAGACGTTGGTGTTGAACCAGCGCCTGAACTTGACGCTGATGCTGGCACTGAAGAAGCGCCAGCAGAAGCTGAACCAGTAGAAATGCCCAAACCCGAACCCATGGGCCGAGCAAAAAGATAACAAGAGGTAGCGATGCCCACATTTACTCCAGATAAGAATACTCGAACCAAAATTATTGCATTGCTTACCTTATGGGGCAGAAATCTGGATCAAAAACATCACCATCACAGTAAGTTACATCAACCCAAACTCAAAACACGACACATAATCCAGATGATGAATAACTTGCCTGGAGCACCAATCACTTTTGATATTCTAAAAAAATACTGGGAAAATGATTCAGTTATCCAGAGTCGCATAGCTGACCTAAACAAAGACACAGTTACATATAATACAGGTGAGCAGGATCAAGTACCTGAAACAGAACCCATTGAAGAACCAGATGCTTCTGAAGTTCCAGCTGAACCCGAAATGGTCGAACCAGAACCCCAGCCTGAACCTGAACCAATGCCACAGCCTGCTGCTCCTGAGCAACCAGAAGACACGTTGCCTGGAAGTCGTTCCATTGTAGCACAGATGGCTAAACGTGCCAAAGGCCGTGCTATGAGATAGTTAGTAAGTATGTTATAATAAACATTATTTAGATGATTATTAATAAGTTCGCCTATCACCATTATGAACGTGAACATTCAGATGGATCCAGAAAATACATAACTCCCACTGGGAGATTATACAGTGTTACCACTATATTGGAAAAAACCAAGCCAGACGAGCAAAAGCGGGCTCTTATGGAGTGGAAACGACGTGTGGGCGAACAGCAAGCTCAACAAATCACCACTGAAGCAGCCAATCGAGGAACCCGGATGCATCGGTTTCTGGAACAATATCTCACTGAAGATACAATTCGTGATCCTGGGTCTAACCCTTATAGTCAACAAAGTCATCGCATGGCTAACTTGATTGCCGAAAAATATTTGAAACCCAATTGTGGTGAAATTTATGGCAATGAAGTAAATTTATATTACCCAGATCTGTACGCTGGCACCACAGATTGTGTAGCTGAATGGCAAGGACAGTTAAGCATAGTGGATTTCAAACAAACCAACAAACCCAAGAAAGAGTCTTTTATAGAAGACTATTTTAATCAATTAGCAGCGTACATTTTAGCACATGATTATTTGTTTGAAACTAATATTAAAACTGGTGTGATTTTGATGTGCAGTCAAAACTATGAATTGCAACATTGGGTTATAACCGGTGATAAACTTGAATATTATAAAACACAGTGGGCACGCCGCGTTGAAAAATTTTATCAATTAAACACCAGTCTCAGGTAATGAACAATTTTTATGATATCTATTAAAAATTCTTTTGTTAATTATTTTTTGACAAGATAAACAGCAAATCAGTGGTTGATTTTTTTGCATTAATGAAAGATTTTGTTTGTGCTCGCTGCTACATTTCTTTCCAGTTAATGATTCAGAATTTGAAAAATACAGTTTGCTTTGGAGTGAGCGAGTAAATCAGTTTTATAGCTAAATAAGACACAAGGACAACAACATGGCTGTAACTCAAATTTCCAAAATTCAGGTTCGCAGGGGCAGACAGGAAAATCTGCCACAATTGGCAGCTGGAGAACTGGGTTGGGCGATAGATACCCAACAACTTTATATTGGTAATGGATCTTTTGAACAAGGTGCTCCCAATGAAGGCAATACCGAAATTCTCACAGAATTCAGCAACACTGGCGCATCTTTTCAAACTCAAACTTTAACTGATGATACTTCATCAGCCACTGAATTTTACAGTTTTAACAAAACTTCCTATCCGGCTGGTGTTATAAATTACAGCATTGTTCGTGATGGGGTATATTTGACGGGTGATATTCAGTATGCATACGATGGTGTAATTGCTGACACGATATCCATAACCAATAGTTCCACTGGTGGTTCACTAGGCATAACTATTAGTGCGACGGTATCTGGAGAACTCATTGTGATTAAATACACATCAACCAGCACCGGATATGATGCTTTAATCAGATTTAGGAAAATCAATTACTTTTAATCTATGTACTGGTATGCGCCCATAGAACAAAAAATTCTGGAGTGGAGAAGATTTCGGAAAAATCTTCACACATATGAATTAATGGAATACAGATTACTGACTGTGCAACAGTGGTGGTTGAATGCACCCACTAGGCGTGTGAGTCTGCTCAATGATGACCACACTCGATGGCCCAGTCCTTGGCAGATTTTTGATAACCTCAGTTATTGTGATTTGACCAAAGCTCTGGGAATGTTTTATA